ATGGCAAAATGCGGACGATTCTTCTTGCAACTATTGTTGCGTCTAGATGGAGCCTACATTGGCCCCCTGATAGTAAAATAGCAGAAATATTACAAACTGGCGTTGATGTAAATATGGGCGGCGAAGGCAATGAAAAAAGACCTTTTATCATGCCTATAGTTGAATGTATCTCACGTGGTTTTTATAATTCTGCTCAACAATTAATTCAGGCTGGTGCTGATTTTCAAGGCGGTGATGATGTAGGATTGAACGATGAAAAAGGAGCGTTTCCCATTCACGCCCTATCTATAAATGGAAAAACTGCCAGTGCTAAAGCCGCCTTAACTGCGCTTTTAGCTAGAGATGGTGTAAATGTTAATATAGTTAATAGAGAGACAGGTTGTACTGCCGCTCATTATGCAGCAAATAGAGAAATATCAAAGATGCTAGTAGACAAGGGGGTCAATATAAACGCGCTAGAGAAGAATGGGTACACGCCAATTTATTATGCGGCGCACTTTGGGCGTATTGACTGCCTAGAATATCTTAAAACTGTTCCAGCTGTTGATTTGACTATTAAATATCGCGGAATTAATAATAAAACTTTAGTAGAAGCTGCTGAAGCTAATCTATTTACAATAAAGAATGCTGCTGGAGCAAGTGTTCCAAATGTTGCTGTAAATTCTAAAATTATAGAATTATTTGGTCGTGCTCCTCCTACTAAGACATGGGCGGGTTGGTCAAGAGCTAATGCGTCTGCGTTCGATAGTATTTTTGCTGACGCGGAGGACGAACAGGGAACCTCTTGCTGCCCTATTTGCTTAAAAACTGTAGTTCGCAGCGATGGTTGTGTTTATATTCAAGGGCACAACTGTTCTGCTGCGGGCGGTGACAGTTTTTATCACAAGAAACTTTATGAAAAATTTAAGATGCCTAGTGGCAATATAGTATGGTGCACATTGTGCGGTCGCATTTGCTATGACCACCGACACTATAAACTTTTCCCAGCCCAACAGGCTATTCCTAAAATAACACGTTTGTCAACTGAAGATGTTGTAAACGCTACTCTTGAAAAACAGGGTGACTACTTTACTAGAGATTGTAGAGGTGATGGCAGTGGTGGTGGCAAAATAGAGAAACTAATGCGGTTTAGAAGAGGACGCGAATACGCGTTAGAATTACAGAAGGAACTTGAGCGACAGAAGACTGCGGCTGCCGCAGGTGGACCACCTGTATCACTAACTGAAACGCAAGCCCTTGAAGAATTAGTTGAAGAAATGTGGAATGCGCCTTTTGCCCGCAGTAAGAAAATAGAGCAAATTTTAGTAGATAAAAAATGGAATATTCCACACGATGCTTTTCCTTTGCCCGTTGAGGCACCACCTGAACCAGAAGTTGATATGGCTACGCTTCCTAATATTACGGCTCCAGCCGGTCATAAAGCAACCGTTCCTGAAGAAGAAGACGATGATGTATTAACTGGGGAAACTGGTAAGGTCATACATTTTGAACACGTGCAGCCTCTTGGTGGCGCTATTATAAATCACGCAGCAAAAAGAGAAATTATTGGACGTGGTTCGCTTATTAGCTTTATTAGGGACAAAATCAGAGACTATAAAAACGATGAATATTTCGGCAGATGCATATTTGCCCCATCATGTAATGGTCCGCTTTATCCCAATGAAATTGCACCATTTTTTGAGGAGGCTGTAAAAACTGATGATATTGATATGACGAAGGATGCTGTCATGGAACTGTTCGAAGACTATAGAATAAAATTCAACTGGAAATTTAAGCGCGGCGTAAAAGGTGGTCGCAGAACACGAAAATATAAGGGTAAGCGCAGAACATTAAAGGGCGGCAGTAACTGGAAAACATCTGAAAAAGCGCGTTCTGTATTTGTTCCTGCAAAAAACGTTCGGCAAAATAATACAAGAAACGCTAAACCACCACGAACATATAAAAATGCGCTTGTTTCTAAAAGACGCTAATGATAAAGCTCTGAATCGTAATTAAAAGAGCTACAACGCTGATGAAATGATGCCTGCCCGCCATGCGACGTGACAACATTTCCCTCCTCCACTGCTAGCATTGGATAAACTATTGCCCGCCGTCCTACTTTTGTTAGGGTCCAGTCCGGTGAAAAATACGGAATATTAGGATTACGCTCCGACTTGAGCGCGTATTCCACTGTGTATTTTCTTAGAAAGTTACTGGCGGTCTCTCTGTTCAGCATGTACATCTGTGAACCCCACAGGTCATCGGTATAATTGAGGAAAATCAGCTGGCTACCTAGCAACTTGAAATCTGGATGCACCTTTATTTCTGCAGCGTTATGTGGTAACAAATAGCCGATAAGAAGAATTTCTAGGTTGTATTTTTCGTAGCCTTGGCATAGTGTCTGGACGTAGGATTTGAAGTCCTTGCGTATATAAATATCGTCTTCGCAAAAGACACCATAGTCGGCGTCGGATTCCAGGAAGGTCTTTAACATATCAAGATGGTTCAACATAATTGCCCAGGTGCGCTTTTGGTTGGTTGGTGCTGGACATACACGCGCGTCTGTGAGTTCAACCGGTTCTACAAATTCTAGGCTTAAGCCTTCTTTGTGAAAACGCTCTGTCATCCGCTGTTTCCGCCCTGGATTGCGAAAACTGAAGGTGTAAAAATTAACTGACATTGCTATTTAATTGTGTTTGATTAGCGTTAAGTTGTTTTGCTTAAAGGTAATCAATAATATTTTTAATATTATGGATTCAGCTGTTAATAAGATTATTAATGCCGTAGATTTGGCTAAGGCAGCAGGTCGCACGTCATTGGTGTTTAAAACTGAGAAAGTTGATGGACCGGTTTATCCGATTATGGCATTGCTCAAAGAAAAAAATGGCGGGTTATGTCATATGGTATGTTGACCCTATGTTGGCTAGACTCCCGCATCAGGTTGTTGAAGAGTGGGGCTTACATATTGATTGGACTGGGTTGGTGGAAAAATGACACACTCTATCCTAGAGTGTTACAACACGTCATTTCGGTTCTGGTCCTGCTGAAAAGCAGGGATTGGTCCAGAACCCGTTGCTGCTACCTTGCATACAACGTCCAAGCAAACAAATGCGGCGAAAGAACATAGCTTCTTGGCTACTTCAGTCGCTTTTTACGATTGACCATGAGATAAGACGTTGGCATCTTACCCCTTGACATTTAAGTTTAGGTTGGATGTCATTTCAATTTTTTCTAGTTTTTCGCTTTTTGCGGTATAAAGACCCAGTGCGTTTAAATTTCAGGAACTTCTCTATGCATTTAGATTCTGTATTAGGACAAGAACATATTGTCGAATACTTAAAGGACCATATTAAACAGCCGTTTCACCTAATGTTTCTGGGTCCTCCAGGTACAGGCAAGACCTTTATATCACGGCTATTTCTTAAAGACTACCTTGACAGTTTAGGAGTCGCAGCAAAAGACCGCGATATATATATTTTACAGCTTAAGTCCACTGATGACAGGGGAATTGCTATGGTTCGTAACAGGTTAGCAGAATTTGTGAAACGTGTTCGCCCTAATAAGGAGGCAAAGGCGTGGGTCTGGTTAGATGATGCCGACTCATTGCCTATCGTTTCACAGCAGGCGCTACGTCGTATTTTGGAACGCTATGAGGGTCATGCACGATTTCTGTTTTGTGCCAATGGTCCGGAGCCCTTTATTGAGCCGCTCCAGAGTCGCTGCACTATTTTACAGTTTCTGCCTGTAAACTTAATTCAACACGGTGGTGAAATTTTGCGTCGTCAGAATCCAAAGCTCAAACTCAGTAGTGAGGCTATGATATGGCTGGTATCTATGTCTTTGGGAAATGCGCGCCTGTATCAACACTATTTGCAGACCCTGTGTGTCTCTGTTGGCACAGATAACATTATAGAGGCATCAGAGGCTCAAAGCATTGTAAATGCACCACCAACAGAGCTACTTCGTGACTTGGGCTACGCGACTTTGGCAAATGACCGCGTTAATGTTATTCGCTATTTTTTGAAGCTCTGGTCTGCCGGCTACAGCTTTGAGGATATTATTGCTTTCTTGGAGACGATTTGTCGCACTTACTCATTCTACTTTCCTGAAGAGGCGCAAAAAATATACGCCATTTGCGGGGAGGGTCATGTGGCTATGATTTTGAATCGTGTGTCCTTCTTGGATGCAATTACCGTGTTGAGTGGCGGCTCTGTGACAAATATGTAAGGCTGGTGCAAAAACTGTGCTGCCTGGCACCTATTTTCTTTTTATGACAGCCGCGGAAACACGCTCTCAGGGCACTTGTAATCTAACCAGTCAGTCTCTTCGCAGCAAACCACCGAACCGCCTAGGAGCAGCTTGTACGCATCCAGCTCCCCAAGCGTCGTTTCTTCTGTTTCTCCCGTCAGATAGATAACCGCACTGAACGTCGCCCCATGAATCTGCGCCAGCCAGAAGCCGTCGGTAGGATAGTCATATACGTATGAGCCGCAGCCCATGTGACGCGATGTACATTCCCAATCCGGCAAATACCAGTTCATGATTTTTTGCACGTTCCACACAGAAACGTCTTTTGTAGTGAATGTGCATGGCGTTGATGGCGCATCAACGTTTAGCGCGTACCGGTCGAAGAGCTTTTTTGCGAAATAGACGGCGTTTTGTCGCTCTTCATTCTCCAGGTCGCCATTAAAGCGTATGCATATGGTGTCGAAGTTGGGGCTTTTAATCCAGAGTGTGCAGGTCATTCTTTGTGACGTGATGATGTAATGGAATGTCTAGAATAGAGTTCAATAAAACAAATAACATAACGATGATTTCAATTTTTTGCTTTATAAAAAATTGAAAGCTCAAGCCCTGGGTTTAAATTCACAAAATGACCTCAAACCCACTTGCTTTTATGGATGACGGCGTCTTGCCTGGAGTTTGCGCACTAGATTGTGACTACACCCTATGGGGGCGTGATTGTGATAAAAACGTTTTGCCGCCGTTTCAAAGGTGGGCTAGAGACTTTATTGTAGACAGATATGGTCGCGACGCATCCGCGCATCCGGATGTTGCTGATATTGTTGGGGCGCTATATGACAGGGGTGTAAAGATTGCCTTCATTTCGCGCAACCCTAGCGCGAACTACATAGAACAACTACTCAGAGTGTGTCCCATGAACTCAAAAAATCCTGAAAAAGAATGTTTGTGGGATTCACTTGAGTCACGGTCCTACTTTCATGCATATAGCAGTGACAAAAATGGAAAAGGGAAAGATAAACACTTTGCTGCGCTTAGGGAAACTACAGGAACATCATTTACCAGCATATTGTTCTTCGATGACTTTCAGGAAAACGTTGATGCTGCTAATGCACAGGGGTCTACCGCGGTCCTTGTAAATAGGGCGCGCGGGCTTGACTGGAGGACACTTGAATATGGTATCCAGGAGTGGCGGCGACGCAACATTGTTTCCAAAGAGCCCGTGCAAACCGCCGAAGTATTGTCTGAAGTGAAGTGCCATACATAAATAAATGACTTATTTGTAGATGGAGTGTCCCACAGGGCAAGTCTACTTGAAGACACTAAAGCGCTGCATTTCAAAGGATTTTTTACCAGGTTCTAAGGGACGCAGTCGTAAGGCATGTCCTGATAAGAAGGTGTGGTTAGACAAGGCGCGTAAATGTATTGGTCGCGATGTTTTTGAGAAACACTATGGCGTAACAAAACTTGCAGATGCTGTTAAGAAGCAGAAGGCGCTAGGTCAAAGAAGCAGTAAACCAAAGACCCCTGTTGCGCCTAAACGTATTACACCAAAACGGGTTACTGCTGCTGCAGCAGTAACGCCAGCAATACGGAAAACCGTTGCGTTGACTACATCTGAACCCAAAAAAGATAGTTATATGAGCCCCGGTTTGTCCAAATCAGAAATGCTATCATGGGTTGAAACAAAATGTAAAAATCAAGAGGACGCTATATCATTGGAACCCTTAAAAGACATGGATAGTCCCGACCTTAAAACAATGGTCCGCCTGGGAAATAACTACTGCTATTTAGCTTCTGACCTGGGGCAGCATGTTAAAACCAGCGTGGAGCGTGACTTGCCTCTCAAGGATATTTCCGAACCTTGGTATCGCATTGATGCAGCGGACTTGGGTGCCCTAAAGAAGCAGGGTTATAAATTACCCAGTAAGCCAACAGAATTTCCAGCAGAACACTATAAATTATTTGTAGCTGCGGGCGATAAATCGCCTTATAAATTTGTATTTTTGTACGATGAGCGCAAGGTTAAGGATGGTGACTATGCCCCCGCTATTCCTAAAGGTGGTTTTTTGGGCTATATTCCCAAGGAAGGAACAGAACGACTAGCTGGTCTTATTAAAAAGGCGTTTGCTTCAGGCAGACTATTTACCAAGGTCACACGCCCTTTTGGTTGCTGCCGCTTTCACCTAATGAAAACTAAGGACTACTGGTTGACTGATTCTGGGCGGAAAATTAAGGCGATGGAATCGGAAATTGAGGGAATTATTTAGCTTGTTAATGTAGAGATGCCAGCAAAGACAAGACGCTCTAAGCTAATGAGCAGAAAGCGGCGTTTGGTTGGTGGTGGCGCAAAGCCCTTTGAGAAATACATCTTGCTATCATGCCCCGAATTTAATGATGTGGTGGATAAGATGATTGCGGAGGATGCTTCCAAATGTTATGGAACGTGCCCTGGTGACTATAAAACAGGTGTAAAATTACATAATAAATTATATCCTAAAGATAATGCTGAAGATATACTAAGAATAATGAATAAACACGATAACGATATAAAATCTACTATGACTGGTGGAGATAAAAGAATACTTTTTTCTACATTTGCTATTGATGACGCAGGAAAAGACCTTGATGAGGGTGAAATTGCTGCGAAAAAAGATGACATTAGAAAGAATTTTTTACGGGCTGAAAATGATTTTGAGTCTAACACTTTCTATCGCGGCTATATCAACTGGAAAACATACAATGATGAAACGCCTGACATCAAAATGGGTGGAAAGACTACTAATAAGCTTAA